GTTTCCCAGTCACGATCAGATATGTTAGATTTAGATATGGATTACCAGAAAAAGTTGGTGGTTGGCAATCTTTATTAACAGATACTTTAGTTGGTGTTGCAAGAAAAATGCACGCCTTTGTAGACAAAGACGGAAATAGATATGTGGCTATTGGAACAGACAAATTTTTAATTATATATTTTGAAGGACAGTTCTTTGATATCTCTCCTTTAAAAACAGCATTAGCTGCAACTGTTACATTTACATTTGATGGAACTACAAGCGTCACTCTTAATACTAATGGTGCGCACAATCTATCGGTTGGAGATATAGTTAGACTTTCAGCAAGTACAATGCCTGGCGGAACAACAGGTGTTACAACAGCTAATTTTGATGATATAAATTTTCAAGTTATAACCGTTCCTAATTCTACATCTTTTACAATTACAGCTTCAGCTGCGGCTGGACCCGCTGCGACAACCAATGGTTCAGTTACAGTTCAACCTTTTGAAGTTGTTGGACCAGCCGCTCAATCTTATGGTTATGGTTTTGGTGTTAGTCCTTTTGGTGGAACAGTAAGTGGAGCTGTGGCTTCTACTTTAGATGGTGCGTTAGCTGCCGATGCTAATGGTAATAATGGATCAGCTACACAAATTAGATTAACTTCTACTACAGGTTTTCCAAGTGCTGGAACAGTTATTATAGAAAATGAATTAATAACTTATACCAGTTTAGTTGGAAATGAATTAGATGGAATTACTAGAGGAACAAATGGAACTTCAACAGCCATTCACGCCGATACTACAACAGTTACAAACGCTACAGATTACAGTGGATGGGGAAGTGCAGTTGATGCAGCAACTGTTACATTAGAACCAGGACTTTGGTCTTTAACTAATTATAGTGATACTTTAGTTGCAACCATTGCAAATGGAAAAACATTTACTTGGGATGCATCTATTGTAGCAAGATTAACCACGAGAGCATCACAATCTACAACAGGATTTGAAACAACAAACAATCCAACAGCTACAAGAATTACTTTAATTTCACCTACAACACGTCACTTAATTCATTTAGGAACTGAAACAACTATTGGTAATCCAGAAAAACAAGATGATATGTTTATTAGATTTTCTACAAATGAAAAAATAAATGAGTACACACCAGAAGCAACTAATACTGCCGGAACACAAAGACTTCAAGATGGTACAAAGATTATGGGAGGTCTAGTTGCAAAAGAAAATATTTTGATTTGGACCGACAATGCATTGTACACAATGAAATTTGTAGGGGCACCATTTACATTTGGTTTTGAACAAGTTGGTACAAACTGTGGATTAATTGGTAAAAATGCAGCTATTGAAATTGATGGTGTTGCATACTGGATGGGTAATAATGGTTTCTTTTCTTTTGATGGTACTGTTAATACTCTGCCTTGTTCTGTGGAAGATTATATTTATGATGATATTGATACAACAAAGGGTCAACAAGTAAACGCAGGAATTAATAATTTATTTACCGAAGTAATTTGGTGGTATCCAACATCGGGATCTGAATTTAATAGTAGATATGTAGTTCATAACTATGGTCAAGACAATGCGCGATTACCTATGGGTAATTGGTATACAGGAACTAATACAAATTCTATTAGAACAACTTGGACTGATTCTTTAGTATATCCAAAACCTTATGCAACAGCATTTAATAGTGGTAACACAGGTACATTTCCAGTCATTCAAGGTGAGACAGGCTTAGGCCAAACAGTTTTATTTGAACACGAAACAGGGACCGATCAGATCAATCCAGATGGAAGCACCACTATTTTAACTTCCTTCATTCAATCATTTAGCTTTTCTTTACAACCAAATCAAAGTGAGGTATTCCTAGCTATGAGAAGATTCTTGCCTAACTTTAAAGTTCTTACAGGAAACAATCAAGTAACGATTGCTATTTCAGATTATCCCGCAGATAGTATGACGGACACCTCTTTAAGTCCTTTTACTATTACAACTGCAACCGATAAAATAGATACCAGAGCTAGAGGTAGATACGCAAATTTAAAAATAGAAAATACTGGAATTAGTGAGAACTGGAGATTTGGAACTTTTCAAGTAGATATACAACCGGATGGTAGAAGATAATGGCAAAAGTAGTAGTAAGATTACCAGAACCTAAAAAAGAATATAGTGAAGATAATCAAAGACAAATTAACAGAGCGTTAACAACTATTATAGAACAGTTAAACTCTACATACTTAACACAATTAAAAGAAGATCAAGAACGATACACTTGGTTAGGATTAGGCTAATGGCAAATATATATAAAAATTCAAAACTAGATTTGACAACAGCTACAGTAACAACTTTATATACTGTTCCATCAAACTCTAGAGCTATTATAAAATCATTACTAGTGAGTGATGATAGTGGAAGTGGAAGCACTTTAACAGTAGATTTATTTAATGGAGATCCAGCAACAGCTGACAAGTTTACTTTATTTCAAACCAAAGCACTGAGTGGTAGTGAGACATTACAATTTTTAACCGAACCATTAATTATGATGGAAAACGAAGTTTTACAAGTAACGGCTGCAAATGCTAATAGATTATTTGTAGTAGCATCAATATTAGAAATTAACAGGGAGGACAGATAATGCCTTTTGTGGAACAAGAAGAGTCATTTGACAAGAAAATAGTTAAGGGTCAAGAAGTACTAATATATAAACCTAGAGTAGAGGTAACAATTAAACACATAGGAACTGGCAGAGAATATATGTCAGATATGGAGGCGCAAGCTGACGTAGATAGCCCCCTTACTGATACAAAAAAGGAGCATATATCAAGAAGTGTACACGTTAAAATTCAAAGTATACCTTTGGGTGCGGGTACTAACACGGTATAGGACGTTGACGAATGGTTAAAAACCTAGTAAATTGTATGATACGCGCACATTTACAAGTATCGCACACTTGCCTTTTACTATTAATTTAAAGAGAAACTATGGGATTATTAAAAAAAATATTCAAACCAGTATCGAAGGTATTAGACAAGATAATACCTAATGAAATCAAACCGTTTTTACCTTATGCGGCAGCCGCTTTTCCTATGCTATACACCGGAGGATTAGGTGGCCAGACTATGATTCAACAAATGATGAGGAGAGGTATGCTTTCAGGTGCTTTAAATATTGGTGGTCAGTTAGCTCAAGAAGGAAGTGAAGGAGATATCAATTTATTATCAGCGGGACTCGGAGCGTTGTCAGGTGTAATGACTGCACCGGGAACGCCAGGGACAGGAATTGGTCCCGCCGGACAATATGGTACTACAGAAGGAATTCCAAGCGCAGCAAAATATTTTGCAGGTAAAGGTGGTGATACGGCAATGGGACAAATTTATAGCGGATTAGGAAAAGCTTCTAAATTTATGAGTGAGCCTGGTTTATCTAAATATTCAATTCCAGCAGCACAAGGAACAGCAGATTTAATGTACGCAGAAGCAAAAAGACTTGAAGATGATGAAGAGGAGGAAGGAGTTGTTGAAGAAGCAGGATACACTGATGCAGCTTACAGAGCCGCGATCAGAAAATCTATGGAAGCGTATGGCGCAGACGAAGAAGAAATTTTAGCTGCAATTGAAGCCGCTGGATATAGATCTGGTGGAAGAGTTGGTTATGGATTAGGCGATTTAGTTAGCAAATCAGCAACAGCTCAGGCAGGTTCACCCCGAGTAAATGCAGGGGGTGGTAGTGGTCTTGGAGGAATGGTTATAAATATGATTAGAAATAATCCTCAACTAATGGCTAATTTAAATCAATCACAAAGTACTCCTGTTTTAAGTGAATCTATTAAGTTCATAGATCAAAATAGAAATGGTATAGATGATAGAGAAGAAGAAATGGAAGAAGAAGAGGAATTTGTACAAGTCGCAGCATCTGGTGGTAGAATAGGATTAAGATTTGGTGGTATAGGAGAAGCAGTTAAAAAAGTTGATGACAAAGAAATGAAAGAAACTATGAAATTTGCACAAGAAATGGATATACCTATTGCTGATTTAACAGAAGAATTTATGATTATTCATAAACGTAAACCAAAGAATTTAGAAGAATTAAAAATGTTTTATAAAGATAAATATGAATACAAAGGTCCTGGAGATGTTAAAATGCAAGAGACAATGACTGAAAGATTTACAGCTAAAGATGGTGGAACACCAAGCGTTTTACCTAAAGGAATAGAAGCAGATTATAGAGGTGGAGGATTTATTCCTATAGGATCAAAAGAAAGAGCTGATGATGTACCAGCTAGACTTTCTGAAAATGAATTTGTAATGACTGCTGATGCAGTTAGAGCAGCGGGTGGTGGCAGTGTTAATCAAGGTGCGAAGAGAATGTATAACTTAATGCACAATTTGGAGGCGAGAGCATAATGGCAGAAAATGTTACAATAAATAAACCGGCACCGATACTTACAGGATCGCTTACAGCCTTTTTAAATGAAATAGATAAACTAGGAAAAGGCGCAGTACCTACAACCTTTGCTGGTCTAGATACATCTCAGTACGCACCAAAAGTTGCGGCTAGAACTAATTTACAAACAGGAGCGCGAGACGCGGCTGCTGGCACAGGAATTACATCTTTAGTTGGAACTGGCTTAGACGCTAGTGGAGGAGTAGGAGCACCAACAGAAGGTTCGATTGCTTCTTTTATGTCTCCTTACCAACAACAGGTAATGGATGCAACCCTATCAGAATTTGACAGACAACAAACTATTGGTCAACAAGGTTTAAGAGATAGAGCAATTCAATCAGGTGCATATGGTGGAGGTAGAGAAGGTATTATGCAAGCAGAATATATGAATCAAGGTGCAATGAACAGAGCACAGCTTCAAGCACAATTATTAAATCAAGGATTTCAACAAGCACAACAAG